AAAATGTAATATGGTAGAAAGGAATACCTTTCTACCATCACCACCTTCAACCTATAACCCCATCCCAATATAATGCCTACCTGATATACCTCAGATCCAACCTACCAATATAACCTCTCCCCAAACAAAATAAAATACAAAAACCAATAACCATCCAATGAAAGGCCTTATATAATATAATCATAGAATGTATAATAAAAGGGTAATAAGGAGAAGATATAAATAAGAGGTCGGCATAGCAATATGTACAATCGAAAAAGGCCTTGGGCCATAAAATCTTTGTGTTATTTTTTAGGATGGATAGAGAAACAGGGGGGGCTACTATAGTCCAGACAGCTCTATCGCCGTTTTGGTCAAAATGAAAAAGGGCTTCCTGGCCCCTATTTTTGTGTACCTTTTAGGGCCATTTTAGGCATCACAAAAGGCACCTACTGGCACCTATATTTATATCTTATTATATATAATATAAAGACTAAATATGGCCTTTAAGGATGGGTAGCTAAGGCCTTAACAGAAAAGAGACATATGGCCCCTCTACATATGTTTCTATCTATCAATAACGTAATGGTACCATAGGTGGCCTTAAAGGGCCTAATCCTTAATCCCTAATCTATTCTATTATTATATTATATAATATATGCGAGTATTTTTGGTGGCTTTTTGGAACTGGTGTCTAAAATGTATAGGCCAGGAATAGAGTATCTGAGCTTTTATGTTTCAAGTTAAGGCACATTTAAGGTACCTTAATATATTCTTCAAGGCCTTAAAAGGTCCTAACCTGGGCCTGGAATATTTATTTGCATATATTATATAATTATATTATATTTGCATTGTGAAAAATAAATATTAACCAATTAAAAAGCAAAGGCCATGAAAACTCTTGAAAACTACAAATTCGAAACCAACACTAATCCTGGGGAAAATCTCTTAGGCTTTATCCAGGGGCAAATCAGACAATATGTTACTCCGGATGGGTACTTAACCAAGCTCTTCGATATTACCCTATACACCGAAAGGTATACCCAATTATTCCATAGTTCCATGACCGATATACACTTTGTCCTGACCCACAAGGTAAGTGTCCCTTATCAGGTCCTGGAAGCCATTTGCAAGGAGATCCTGGAAGCTATGAATGAGGAATTCTTCGATGGATTCCTGGATGCAGAACCCAAGTATAATATGATCACCTATTCAGCTGGTCCCGATAATGGGTCCACTATGGTAGGGGTTATCAATGAAGAGCTTAGTTTTAATATTTGCTTAATGTAAGGCTTATATAATACAGAAGAAACCATGCTACCTTATAAATTAACTTTCGACCATACCCAAGATATTACTGAGACCAAGGAATGGATCGATTCGCTTATAATCCCAGAGAATATTCCTTCTCTCCTTACCCATTATGAACCTTTGACCTATAGTTATCAAAGGGTTGATAAGGATCTGGATGGGATGCCTAACCACCATATCTTTACCTTCTCACCCAAGGATAAGAGCCAAATCACCTCTCAAAGATTTGAGTACATTGAAAAGGAACTAGATAGAAAGACCCTTATAACAGATCCTCTAGAAGAGGACCAGGATTGGACATTACTCAACAATGGATGTATCATAATTTGCATCAGAGCCACAGATTAGAAAAACCCTTTGCTTTCATAATTGCCGGGAGGTATGCCAACTATGGGTATGCCTCCCTTTCGGCTTATAAGGCCTTGGGAAAAATAGACTAAGGTACCTAATGGTGCCATATATGGCTTAAGGTACCTCCTAAAGGCCATTAATATTTATTTGCTTATATTGTATAAATTTGTTATATTTGTATTGTGAAAAATAAATATTAACCTAAAATATTAAGGCTATGGATATCAAAATTAAGGAGGTTAGTAAGGATTCATGGATTTACAATGCATTTGCCCAAGGCATGGATTGGGACCCGGAAGTTCAAGGTTATTGGGACGAGGCTAACCAGGAGTTGGTTATTCCCTACGTCGAGGAGGATCCGGATTGGGTTACTGAGGCTATGGAATTTTATCCCGAGGATAGGGATAACACTTATACCCAGTTAAGGGATGCTTGGAATAAGGTATGCCCGGAAGGTTATACGGTGGAGTAATAACTTGGTTATAGGTAATAATGGGCCTATACTTTAGGCCCATTATTTTATTGTGACCATATAAGGCTGTTCATTTGGCTTGTAGTGGCCTTAATTCAATATATCGCTTGTAGTGGCTTATATTAGCTTATAGGCCTTATATGGCTTTTAAGGCACATCATGGTACCAAAGGGTGCTACCTGAATATAATAAATGCAGAAGATGAATGCAAATAAAAGGCAGTCCTATCTATGCCAGAGGCATATCATAGTAAATGCAATCTAATCAACTGGGAAAATAGATTATTTATAAATACTAATCTTCTAGAATTATATAGCGGACGGCTATCCCTGCGGACAACCCCAGAACCAGGGGAAGACCTTATGAGGCCGTCAGTGGAGCCCCATGGTGCCAGCTAAGGCCCTATTTTATACCAACCATCTAACCTTTGCCTACCAACCATACCAACCATGCCCAAATCCCAAACCTACCATTAAAACCACTACCAAAACCTAAACCACAACCACCTTGCATTGCATAGGCAAAAATTATCGCAATGTCAAAAAATAATAGGAAAATATAATCAAAAAATATGCGTAAAATTTTGTCGTATTAAATTTTTTTTGTACTTTTGTAATGCAATCAAAAACGGTTGCAACGCTCTTTGAAATATTGAAAATTTTTCTTTTAACCTTTTTTTGTTTAACCTTATAATATTTTACAATTATGAAAGCAAATGAAATTTTGGCAATTGGTAACGGGATTCTTTCCAACAATGAAAGAAAATCCATTTACAAAAAAGAAATTTTTTTGGAGTGCAAAACCGACAAAGAAAAGAAAAATTTGCGTATGAAATTACGCAAAAAGTTAGATGCTTTTTTGGCTGAATATATTGCAAGTGCCAAAAATGCAGACAAACGTAATGCATTAAAAAAAGTTTGGGCCGAATATGCAAAAGAAGTTTATATAAATGTAAATTGCATAGTCGATGCAAACGCAAATACCGAAAAAAGGGGTTTAATCTCGCAATTTTTGGAAGCAATGAACGCAACCCAAACAAAACCTACTGCAAACGCAAAAGGGGCTAAATAAGCCCCTTTTCACTAAAAATATAAGCAATGAATAACAAAGTAAAAATTTCACTACTGAAATACCTAACAGTCGAAAAGAAAATAAATATTTCAAAAGCAAAAATTTTTATTGAAATTTTAGAAAATATTTATGAATAGGGGGCATATTTTGTCCCCTATTTTTATATATTTTAATTTTGCGATAGGGCCACCGTGGTCCCCTCCCACTGCTAGCACTTTTGGAGCCTCGCATTAAGGAGATCCTCGCTACATGAACATCACACACAAATAGAGGAACTCCGTTTAGAGAGCCCCTCCAAAAATTTTCCAAAGATTTTTTAGGCCCTCGCGATAAGGGCCGCAACCACCATAAACACCATAAAAGAAATAACCGTTAGTACCAATAGGGTAAATGAAATATATCCCATCCAATCCCTCACCTTATGATATTTGGGATCATACCCAAGCTTCTTAGATATAAACAACCCAATCATAAACCATATCATAGTAACCCCTGCGGTTACCATAACAGTATTAAATAAAGCCTTAATAAGTTCAATACCCATAAGCCAACTTATATAAACCAAATAAAATAAAAACCAATACTGAAGATAAAGAGTAAATAACTCCTACAACTATTAAAGCACCTCTAAGCCTATCAACCCAATAATATTTCCTTAATACCTTAATAAGTACCAAGCCTATAAGTAAAAAGAAAATCCCCTCTAAAAGAAGGCAAATGGCCAAAGTTGATAAAATATCCATATTATTTAACCTTAACATAATCTTTAACCAACTCCTTTACACTTAAATCTTTGAAATCCCTATTCTCTATACTATATAGCCTAACATATTTCTTATCGTTCTTGAAGTAAATAAGGTTTATCACATACTTACCCTTCTTATCCCCATATTTAGGTTCATAGATATCCATGTACCTAATCCCATCAAACATGCCATCATCATCCATACATTGAAGGATAAAAAGTATAAGTAACAGTAAAGCAAATATTGCCAGTATTATAAACATGATCATAGCCGTTTACCTTTAAGATATTTCAACCATTTCCCCTCGACATAATAAAGGTTGATATCCGAAGTACCAAACCTTGCCCAATGTTGGTAGTATACATTATCCTTGGTATAAAGCCTTTGCTTCATCTTGGTGAAATATGCTCGGATATGGAATTCGGGTCGTATCTGGTCTGCTAATCCAGAATAATATTTAGCATCTGCTAAATTTCCCTTATAATAATTATCTAAACATTCTAGATAATGCTCTAACCAAGAGATATGATTCTTATATGATAATACGATTGGATGATTTTTCCATGCCTGGCTTTTCCCTTTGATGGCATCCAATATTTGCCTACATTCTATGATCTGTTTATTTAACCTTCTCCTATCCAATGATTTGGCTGTATATAATGGACTACCTACGATAAATACCTGCATACCTACCATTATTTATTAACGTGGGGCACATCTGAAATGAATACAAATAAACTATCCCGTTTGCGTAATACTATGGGAGTCTTAGTAACTATACCTGAATCAAGGTATACTTTTCCCATGCACCTGAATATGATATTCTCTATTTCACCCATTAGCTTACTGCTGAACTTATAAGGTAATCCAACTGATTCAATGTATTTCTTGATATCCACATATAAATAAGTTGACAATACCATGGGCATATTGTACTTATCTATTATGATACTCTTAATATAGCTATCCCAGACAGGAAGATTTTTATACTCCCTATCATTTGGCTTCTTGAGTAATACCTCGTAATAATCACTTGTTACCATTTTTGAAAAGGGTTTTAATAGTTACTACCAATAATCCTGCTAATAATGCTGGGCTTGCTAACCAAATCATAAATAAAACCGTTAGTTGGTTTTTATTACTTGATTTAGCTAGAGGAGTTTTATCTATTACACCCTTAATGAAGATACAGAATAAGAAACCAAGTATATAGATGACAAGTACGGTGATTTTTACTGCCTGGGGAATCTCTGCTGTTAATGTGTTAAGCATGATAATACTATTAAAAGAATTACACAAATTACTAAATATTGGGTTGCTTCCTTTTTACCCTTTGACCAAGATTCATTACCCTCGTATTCCTTGTCAATGGCTTTAGCTGCATTGACACCCATGCCCATGTTTTGGAGCATGTTACCAATTAACCTTATAAACCATATCCCAAGGAAAAACCTAAATAATCCCATTATTTGATTCGTTTTAAGATACGTTTTACCTTACCAGCTAAGAAGATGGTATCTTCATCGCTAATACCTTCCTTTACGAGAGTAGAAATCTTTTCGAGACCCCGGTTTACTACCCGTTTAGCTTTCAGTAATCGGTATTTCTCATCATCAAACTTTTCAACTTGGTATTTCGAATTGAGCGGTGTCAAAGACCTATCAATTTTTATACCGTTTTCGAGGATATATACCCCCTTTTCTTTTGACTTAATAGAAGTCTTTTCGAAGAAAGCTGGTCCAGTTACCAGCAGTAAATCACCTACTTTCATGAATTTTATTATTTATAAATTGCAATTAGTAATAGTTTTTGCAAGACCCTCCGGTATATAATATATAAACCTATTTTTCTATGTCCAAACTAAATGTTTTAGGGGTATGTGCTGCTCAAGGAGCATTACTTTTCCCATTTAAGAGTCATGTAATAGCTAATGTAGAGCCAAGAGCAGTCTTCCATTCGAGAAATGAAGAGCAATGGAAACTTAATTTTGGTGATATACCCATGGTAAGAGATCTCTCCTCAGTACCCGATAAGAGAGTAGATATTATAGTTGGATCACCATCATGTGGCCATAGCTCAATTTTCTCATATTCCAGGAAGAAAACCCTGGGAAAACCCAGGGAAGATGCCACCATAAATTTGTATATATCTAGTATAAAGAAATTCCATCCAGCAATATTTATGCTAGAGAACCTCCCAAAGCTTCTAGATTTTATCCAAATCGACGAATGGGAGCATAATTTGCCCGATTATAAGTTTATAGTTCACTGTCATCCCGTTTCTGTATTCGGAAATTCTCAAAAAAGCCGTAAAAGATTGATCTTAATTGGTGTAAAAAAAGGTAGTGGAGTAAATCCAGACCTATTTTCCCATACTTTTAGAGTGTCTAAGCCTCTAACCGTGACTCAACTGAAGAAAAAAGTGAGAAAAAATTTGAATTTTCGGGAAGATGACACCAAAAAATTGGCCATGTACCATTATAAAGACAAAACTAAGACCACTTTAACTGTATCAGAAGTAAGAAAATTATGGAAAACTGAGTTTAAGAATGATTATAAGTGGCCTATGAGAACTCAAAAGATGAAAACTTTACCTGGGGTTTATAGGAATAGAAAATATAGCTACCCATTAACTGTTAGACCTTCATCAAGGCAATTTAATCCTCATGGTAGGATAATGGGATTAGAGGAATATAGGGTAATTATGGGATTCCCTGATAATTTTAAGGTATATTTTGATACTAAAAACCCAACTTATTGGCTTAATAAGGGGAGGAATACCTTAACAAAAGGCGCTGTATATGAGAGTGCTTTATGGTTTAAGAAATGCCTTAAAAATGGTGCCATAATTTATTGATATCCCCCTCGTATGCGCGTGTGATATTAGATATATCTTTAGATAATATATCTAATATCTATATAGCGTATATATCATCTATCTAAAGATGGGTATATTAAAACCTTAAAATATTAGTGATATGAAAAATGTGATTATAACCATAGCCTTTATTTTAATGGCCTTAACTATATTTTGGCTATGGAACCGAAATTATGAATTAAAAAAGGGTTTTGAAAATTCTAACCATAAGTCAGATACAGTTTGGTATAATAAACCATTTAACCCAAAACCTGAATACCCAGTATTCAATGTTCCTTCTATGGTATTTTTGTATCAAATAGATACTGTATCTATAGACAGGATAGAATATAAAGATAGTTTAATCACTATTATCAAAAGGGATTCAGTTAAGGTAGAGTATAAGGATAAATTCCTGACAAACTATCCAAATTCACCTAAATTACTCCAAATACTATCAGATAAGAATAAACTATCCGTATCTACATTCAATACAGATTGTAGCTTAACTACTCAAGAATATTATGTTAATTATGACCGTTATTCATATAATTACCAAAATGGTAATATGACCCGTAAGAAAAAATCTTTTTTCCAAAGGTTTGAACCAGTAGCAGAATATACACTCAGACCATTCAATAACTTGCATGATTTTAATTTAGGCCTGAAATACAATACCACTAAATTTAATTATGAAGCTGGGTTAAATCTTAATTACTACCCAAAATTGAATGATGGAGTAGGAGCAGATTTATACTTGAGAGTACAATATAACTTCTAACATGGCAAGAAAGAAAACCTTAGTAGAAGACCAGGGTCTAACTCCAGAACAACTTAAGACTCTGGTCAAAGTTATGAAAGACCCATTTCTATTCTCAACTTTCTGTTATGTTATTAACCCCGTTCTTGGTATGGTAAAGTTCTCACTGTACCCTTTTCAGAGAGCTGTACTATATCAATTCATGAAGAACAGGTTTAATATCATCCTAAAGTTCCGTCAGGCTGGTATTACCGAGTTAATCTCCATGTACTGTCTGTGGTTAGCTATGTACCATCCAAATAAGAAGATAAACATTATCTCTATTAAGGATACAGTAGCAAAGAAGGTTCTGAAGAAGATAAAGTTCATGTATAAGAACTTACCATCATATCTACAGGAACCAATCATAAATGGTAGAACTGGGGAATTTGGATCTGTATCAACTATTGAGTTTGCTAATGGTTCAGTAATTGAATCAATACCCACTTCAGATCAAGCTGGTCGTTCTGAATCTCTGTCCTTGTTGGTCATAGACGAGGCAGCTATTGTAAGATGGGCATCAACTATTTGGGCATCTGCATTCCCCACATTGTCTACTGGTGGTTCAGCTATAGTTAACTCATGTATTACTGGTGACACTCAGATAATAGGTAAAGATGGGCCATTCAGAGTAGATTCTATTTGTCCAAAAACTTTTGGTAAGATGGATATATCACATCTTGGACTGAGAGTATTATCACATACTGGAAAGTGGCAGAGAGTACTTGGTTCTGTAAATAAGGGTGTACTGAAAACTTGGGAAGTTCACAATGAGCAAGGTAAGGTTATTAAATGTACTCCCAAACATAAGTTGTATACTCTTGAAGGTTGGTTACCCGTTTCAGAGATAATCAAACGAGATATACCAGCTATCTTCTATCATACTGGTATAAGCGGTCTGGAGCAGAATCTAGTAACCGTAAAACCCAAGAAAGAGATATGCAAACCCATACCTGGTTATCCAAACTATGAAGTCTCCAACTGGGGAAGAATCTTCATTGTAAAGAATGGAACCAGAATAGAGAAATTACCAAGACCTTGCTCTGGTAGAGAACAATATCTCATCATTCAGCTTTGGAATAATGGTCAAAAGAAAAAGATATGTGTTCATAACTTGGTAGCTAAAGTATTCTTAGGAGAAATTCCAGAAGGGTATGTAGTTGACCACATAAACAATAATCCATCGGATAACTATGTAACCAATCTCCAGATAGTTACAATAGCTGAAAATGGTAAGAAAGCTGCAAAATACTCTTATGGCATGAAGCTTGGGTCTAAATTGAAAGGAGGATTCAACTACGACTTAAGAGTAGTAGCTTACATAAGGTATCGTTATCAAGAGCTTGGTTACTACTATGGAGTTTTGGAGAAGATATCTAGGGAGGTTGAATATAAGTTCGGAGTTAAGCTGAACAAACCTTATATTCAACGCATTGTATCTGGTAAACGGGGTACGAGTATCTATCTTTCTAAGCTGAAAGTAGTTAGAAAGTATTACGATACCATTTACGACATTTGCGTTGAAAATGATGAATCTTATCTCATAAACGAAGACTACGTGTCTCATAACACCCCGTACGGAGTAGGGAACTTCTTCCATAGTACATGGGTAGATGCTATAGCCGGTGGTAACCCGTTCAATCCTATACGATTGTATTGGCAGATGCACCCAGATAGAGATGATCACTGGTATCAAGAAATGTCTGCTGCTCTGGGTCCAAGAAGAACTGCTCAGGAGATAGATGGTGACTTCTTATCATCTGGAAATACGGTATTTGACCTGGTAGATATTAAGTCTATAGAGGAATGTCTATTAGACTATCCTGTACTTGTATCATGGTTGAAAGGTCAATATAGAGAGTTCTGTGAACCAGATCCAAATAAACAATATTTCTTAGGAGCTGACTGTTCAACGGGTAGAGGAACTGACTATTCAGCATTCACCGTTATGGATAGGCCAGGTGAAGAAGCTGCTGTATACAAGGGTAGAATACCTTTGAATAAGTATGCTAGATTCATAGGTGATGTTGGAGAAAAATTCAATTTTGCTTTAGTAGCTCCTGAAACCAACGACGTTGGTATGACTGTAACAACTATACTTCAGGATGAAGGCTATCCAAATCTTTACTACTCTCGAAAGCTTCTTAAAAAACGTCGTAAACCAAATCCAGAGGTAGAAAAGATACCAGGATGGATTACTACTACAAAGAATAGATCTCTCATTATAGAGAACTTAGAGAAAGACATTAGAGAGGAAAACATAATAGTTAAGGACCCATTCTTCGTACAAGAAGCCTATACCTTCATATACGACGGTACAGGTAGACCCATAGCTAGAGGTAAGCACCGCATGAATAATTCATCTATGGATATTGATCTAGAAGGGGAGACATACTCAGATGACTCTATATTTGGAAAAGCTATAACCAATTACATCAGAGGTCATAGTTCAAGTAATGAAGTCGTATTACCTCAATAGACACAAAATTTTCTTAATATGGCTAGAAAAATAAAGGATGTAATCAATGGATGGTTTAGTAAAAGACCATCAAAATCTAGTACTCAGGACGATGGGAAAGGTACCATTAGTCCTGGTAGAGTGTCTAAACCCGATGATGATTCACCCTCGAACATTATACGTACTTTACAGGGTACTACTGGAGTAGTAACCCCATCGTTTAGAACTGAACTAATACCACTTATACGGGATTTATACAAAGTTAATCCTGATGTTAGCATAGCTTTACAGGACATGTTCAAGTTGTCTAACACAGGTCATACCATTAACTTCTCAAAGAATACCGAGAATGAATCGGCTAAAATGAGAGAACATCTACGAGAAGCTTCGAAAAAATGGTCAACCTATACGGGTGGTATAGATGGTCTGGTGAATAAATTCGTAGTTCAATTACTGGTAGGTGGTGCAATATCAATTGAATGTGTACCAAACAAAGATCTAACTGGTATAGAAACCATACTTTTTATAAAACCCGAGACTATCAGGTTTAAGAGGGAGAACAATGGAGTATACCAACCATACCAGAAAAATCCACATGTTATTGGGGGAATAAAAGACGAATACATAAAGCTTAATACAGAAACGTATTGTTATGTAGCCATGTATAATGATACGGATGAACCGTATGGAATCCCTCCTTTCATGCCATCTTTGGATTCATTAGCTGGCCAACATGTTATGAGGAAGAATTTCAAACATATCATGGAAATCATGGGTATGGTTGGATTCTTGGAAGCTAAGATGGCTAAACCACCTCGTAATTCGGATGAGAGTGCTAGAGCATACAGATTGAGGCTAGAGTCAACTCTCAACAATATGAAGAAGAATATCTTAAACGGTATGAGTGATGGAGTAGTGGTTGGATACATGGAAGACCATGACTTCAAGTTAAACTCCACATCAGCTTCTATGCAGAATATAAATCTGCCCTGGAATATGAACCAACAATCAGTAGCTAACGGGTTGGGAGTAAACGGTTCTATCATTGGAGTAAGCCAAAATAATACCGAGGGAGGGTCTGGTATTCAGCTGTCTAAGATGATCTCCCAGTTGAAAAATATTCAAATGCTTGTAATATATGTACTCGAGTTTATTTACTCTCTAGAACTACGTCTAGCGGGGTTTAATAATAAGGGTATATCTATTGACTTTGCAACATCCACAGTATCTGATGATATTAAGTTACAACAGGCTCGTGAATATAGGGCTAGAGTAAATGTAACCCTGTACAATCAAGGTATCATAAGTCAAGAAGATTTTGCACGGGATATGGGTTATGAATACCCAGATCAAAAAGAGCCAAGGCAAACCGTAGAAGATGAAAATGCAGGAGGTACTGGGGATGCTGGTACTGGGCAAAAGAAAAAGAAGAGAGAAGACGACAAAGATAAGTCAGATAGAAAAACCAGGGATAAAAATAACCCTAACCCAAAAAGAGCAGATCAAGACAGTAAACCAAGATAGATATGAAGACTGAATCCCAAAACACAGATGTAATGGTATTAGGGGCTTCTCATAGCTTGATGGTATCAAATGTACCAGAAGTAGTTATAGAGGCTCATTCCTTATCTGACAATTTCTTCAAAGGGTCAGAAAACTTCCAAAAAGATGCTAAGAGCTCATTAGAGAGATTTGGTATGTGGGGTGGAACATTGAATGTAAACCAATTCATGCCAAATGTAACCCCAGAAATGCTGAAGCCAAAAGACAGTGACTTTATAGAGCCAATGTTCCGAATGCTTTCAGCTGCTGTAGTAGCTAAGAAGTATAACCCAACTGATTTCCCAGAGCAAGTTCTCAAAGAATCCATGCCATTGTTGGTTGGTCAGTCAATCAATCTTGATCATGAAACTGATGTAGCTAATGCTGTTGGAGCAGTGAAATCAGTTGAGTGGCAAGATAAATACAAGGACAAAGAAACTGGAATAATCATTCCAGCAGGTATAAATGGCATATTTAAGATTGATGGGTTATCTAATCCACGAATAGCAAGGGGTATCCAGATGGATCCACCTTCAATTCACTCTAATTCAGTTACTGTAGAGTTTGCATGGGAACCTTCACACCAATTCGAAGATATGTGGGAGTTCTATTCTAAACTTGGTACATATACTGAAGATGGTGAACTAATTCGAAGGATAGTAACCAAGATCATATCATATAAAGAGACTTCTCTTGTATGGCATGGTGCTGATCCATTTGCTCAGAAGATAGTTGGTAGTGGTAAGTTAAATAATCCTGCCTATGCTGGTAGTCAGTACTATTCATTCTCTGAGGAGAAAGCTAAAGAAGCTAACGATCCGAGAAAGAGGGTATCTATGTATGACTTCAAATCTCTTTCAGAAAAAGAGTTAAAGTACAATACCGGTAAATCTAATAATGAAAATGACCCGGGAAACAAAAATAACCATATTAACCAAAATACACAAAAAGACATGGAAGAATTAGAGAAATTTATGCAAAGTCTTTTTGGTGAGGGCTTACTGAACCTTTCGGAAGGTGAGAAGCCTAATACCGAAATGATTCTGAGCCAAGTAAAAAATCTGGTAAAGGAAAACCAGAGCCTGAAAGAGGCTAGTGGTAACAAAGACACCGAGATTCAGACTCTTAAGGAAACTAATTCTAATCTCCAGAAGGAGGTAGAAAAGTACAAGGAGTCTCATGAGAAGTGGGGTGGATATATCTCTAAGTTCCGGGAAGAAACTGTAGCTTCCTATAAGAAGCTTAACGGTGACAAAGTAGATGAGAATATCATGGCATTGCTCGAGAATGAGGCTACTTCACTTGAGACTCTGAAGGCTTTACGAAAGACCTATGAGACTCAGTTGGAGGATAAGTTCCCCATGCACTGCAACTCATGCGGTTCAAAAGATATCAGCCGGTCATCATCTATGAATCCCGGTGATGATAACGAGGATGAACAGAAGAATTCAGACAAGTCTACTTCTGATCTGGCAAAAGAAATAGCAGAGCGAAAGTTACGTTCAAAGTAAAATAACTAATAACAAGTAAAATTATGGCAGACTTACACAAAGTGGGTTCTAAGACCCCACAGGCTGTGGTTTACAAGAGTGAATCACACAAGCTCCATCAAGCTTTCACTGTAAAGAGGGGTGATACCATCGTTCAGGGTCAACCAGTTAAACTGAACGACGACGGTACTATTTCACCTTACACTGGAACTGCTAACGAAGTATACCTTGGTATAGCAGTTGGTTATAGCAAGTATCCATGCTATCCTCCCATGGCATCGGCCGAAACCCCTGAGATAACGGTAATGGTAGAAGGATTTGCTATCATCCACGGAGTAGCAAAAGAAGCTATGGCAACTACTGGATTTGCCACTACTGACGGTACTCTGGATGAATCAAATGTATACCCGAATTTCAAACTCCAGGCAGGTGGAACTGAAACTAAGTTCATATCTCTCAACACAGCTGAGGATGAAGAGTTAGTTCGAATTCTCGTAAAATAATAACCAAAACCTTTATAACAATGGCAGAAAAGAAGTATACCCGGGAGGAATACTTAAAAGAACTCCCTGATATTGTAAAAAACATGGATGGTTTCCGTCAGGGAACTAATAAGAATCTCCCGGTGGATATTCACCTGAGCGACATGCTTCAGGAGAAGTATGGTATAACCCAGGATGATTACTTCAAAGCACTCGGGTTCAACCCCCGAGTTGATACTATGGAGAATATCTACTCCATGCCAAATCCGGAACTTCGTTGGTTAGTACCGGAAGTAGTACGAGAGGCTATCTATCTGGGTATGCGTGAAGCACCATTCTACCCAAACATCATAGCTTCAGATCAACCAATCAATGGGCTGACAGCTATCATGCCGGTAGTAAACCCATCAGATGCTAATCCTGCCAAGGTTAACGAGGCAGAGACCATCCCTCTGGGTACTGTTTCGTTTGGTCAGAAATCAGTAAACCTTTTCAAGATCGGTAAAGGTTTCAAGGTAACTGACGAGGTACGTAGCTATGTATCCATGGATGTTATGTCCATCTTCCTCCGTGACTTCGGTGTACAGCTGGGTTATGCAATGGATGCCTTGGTAATGGACGTACTCGTAAAGGGTAACAAAGCTGACGGATCAGAATCAGCTCCAGTTATCGGTGTATCCGACACTGGTGGGGGTATTCAATACCGAGACCTTCTTCGAGTATGGATCCGTGCATCACGGTTAGGACGCCAGTTCCGTACCATTATTGGTGGTGAGGACCAGGCACTTAACCTTCTTGACTTACCTGAGTTTAAGTTACGTTCATCGGGTACTACGGATGCACGTCTTAACCTTAAGACGCCGGTACCCAATTCTGCAGACTTCTACATTCATGGTGGTACTCCGACCGATGAGATCATGCTCGTTGACCCGTCGGCAGCAGTAATTAAACTCACGGCTAAGCAGCTCATGCTTGAGTCAGAGCGAATAGTATCCAATCAGACCGAGGCAATCTATGCTTCTCTCACTACTGGGTTCTCTAAGATGTACCAAGATGCTTCTATCTTAGTTGATGCTAAGAAGGAGTTCTCGTCCAATGGATTCCCCGAATACATGGATGTTGACAAGTACATTGCTGGAGTAATGGAGTAACAAGTAATCAGGGGAGCGATACCTAAATATCGCTCCCTTAATCAATTTAACTATGGGACAGAAGAAATATGTAAAGCTTAATCCTAAGGCCTGTATCTTTTTTGATCATGCTTCTGGAATCAAGGTAGTACGTAATGAAATCGTAGAGTTAACTGAAGCTCAGTTTAAGTTGCGCAACATACGTGCTGCATTATCTAATGGCTATCTGAAAGAGGTCTCGGGGGAAGAGGCCAAACCGAAGAAGGTAGAAGAAAAGACAAAAGAGAAGGCTGAAGAGTCCAAGGTAAACGTAGAGGAACTCAAAGCTAAGTGGGATGAGTTGGTAGCTGATGGCAGTGACCAAGAGAAGCTGAAGGAGTCATTCACTCTCAAAGAGTTGAAGGCATTAGCTATATCTATGGATATCGAACCCGAGGATGATGACACCAAGATGGACTTGGTAGTTGCTATGCTTGAGGATCAGTCGGAATCTGAAGAGTAGTTAATATGGAGACGGTGGATTTTTTATCTACCGTAGTTGGACTAAATGCCAAGTTCATAGGGTATGCTGATAGTTTACCATCAAAGTTCAAAGTAACTTGGTCATTTGGTGATAGTAGTGAGGATGAATCCTACGATAACTTAGTGACTGCATCTCATCAATATGATTCACCTGGTGAGTATGCAGTCACTATGGTTATATCTGGAGATGACAAATCATTGTCAAAGACCCAGGTAATAAACGTAAGTGATAAGGTAAAAACCCAACTTTCAGCAAGTATCTATGAACTGATTGATACATACATTCCTGAAGATATCTTTGGTAAGTTAACACTAAAGGATAAACAGCAATTCATTGAAAAATGGCAACTGTATATTCAACCTCTAGTGGATCATGACATACCAGTAGAAGAATTTAGTAATGAATTGTATTATGAAGCTCTAGAAAACCAGCTAATTATGGAATTGGCAGCCTATGATTATATGGTTGTGCAAATATCTTTAATGCTTGGTGCTACTGCAGAAACCGTAAAAGAGGGCAACTCAACATCCTCATCATCTTCAGAATCTTCATCCTCATCCCAGGGTTCTGGTGAGGTAAAGAGAATACAAACCGGTCCAACAGAGGTAGAATTTTTCAGTGAAACAGACTCTGAGTCCAAAACTTCTTCCAATATAATCAAGGCTATGCAACCTGGTGGAGTAGTAGATATTCTAAAACAAAACCTGTGTATGTTAGCCGATAGATTGTCTATTTACCTCCCAATATGCAAATACTCAAAAGAGGTAGTATCTCCAAGAGTAGTTAATCGTCGGGTACCTGGAATTTTGGATGGTCCAGATCCAGGATTCCCAGTAAGAAAATGATAAACTATGGCAAGAAGGAGAATCAACAAAAGCGCATGGGAGAGGTACAAGGAGATAGTCAATGATTTCATTGAGCAAGATGCCGGAAAACAACCCGTAACCTGGTTGAAGAGATTTGATCAGATGTTATCCTTTGGGGAAGATACAGGTAATAGCTATGTCAAAAATGAAATAGAAGGCCTAATACAGTATAACTATATCAGAACTTGGCCGTCTCTAAAAGATACGGTATCTGGTGAGTTAGACGGTATAAACATAGCATTATATGTAACCAAAAAGGGTTTAGCCGAAAGGGGTTTCCTTGATGACCACGGTTATTGGGATTTTGATTGGACTCAGGATAAGTTTGTAATAAACGGTAAAGTATATTCTCCCGCTGGAGATACTCAGGTAGCTCAGGCAATGGATGAAGCTTTGCTGTTTTTTGTGGTGTTAAAACGAGAAACACCCGAGGAAAGCAAGAAGATATTGGCTCAAGTAAGTCAATGATTGGTATAGGGAGGTGGGATATCTTCCCTATGCCCCAAAATACCATAACATATGTCGAAGATAACTATACCTTGGGATGATGGTTCAGGTGATAACTTATATCTAGATCTAACAAAATTAGCTTCTAATTCTGAATGTATAGTAACATCAGATAAGAATCTAACAGGTATGGATAGGAAGAAAACCTGGGTATTCAAATGCGAGTCAGAAGACAATTCAGAGTCAGATAGTAATGGAGCTTACTTGACGGTGATACAAAGAACTAACAGTTCTATAGTGGCTTCATTCAGTGGTATAGTAGCAATATATGATGGTGTAAAGGCCACATACAAAAATAAAATCGAGTAAATATGGCTGAACAACAAGTATTCTATGATATAGACGATACTACTCATTTCCAACAAAAACCTGAATTAACAGGTAAGGAAAAGATTCAGGTATCAGCTGATCAGTATGTAACAACTGAACAAATAGCTGGATTAGCTAAGGTTGAAATGGATACTTATATAGGTGAAACTATACTACAGATATCTACCAAAAAAGTATCTACTGATTCTAATATTCTACCATATAATTTTTATACCATTATAGAGGGAGTATCTGATGAGGAATTGCAGGAAATGTCTAACCCAGATAAATATAGGATATGTCTGCTCAGATTCCGTAGAAGAAGTGGGGAAGGACCAAAATGGAGAATCCCGATGCTTCCTTATGAAACAGCCAAAAGAACTGGTAAAGAACCACCTAAAAGTGAGATATCCGAAACAAATACATGGTGGCCCATAAAGGGTAGAATAACTAAGTGGTTTAGAGGTAGTACTTATTTATATGATGCTATGAAGATGAGTATTACTGAAGGCTCAGATAATAAGGGTAGGCGTAGGTTTTGTTCTACTAGAAACATAAAAGCCAGGGTCGGAGTAGCTATATTCAAGTATACTGGTAAGGGTGGGGAAGGTTGGACTAGAATATCTAACATATCACATATAACCCTATATCTAACAAAACTGAACAATATACTAATAAAGATGGATGAGTAATTAATTTTTTTTGAGGCCTGGTCAAGTACCTACCTTTTGTGGATAGGATATATTAATCTCTCTTGTGCGTTTCGTCAGTCTGGCGCCTCTTATTTTAATACTAACCACTTTAATAACAATATCATTATGAAAATCACTAAGCTTGGATGGTTGTACATTGCATTAGTAATTGCAACCCTGATTATCTTTGCAAGTCTGTGGAGATGGTTAGACAATGGTTTTGTAGCTATCTTACTTATTGTATACCCGTTGGTATACTTTGTAGCAGGATACTTTGCCCATTATCTGAAAATCAAGGCAGAATCAGAGAAAGAGTCTGATAAGGTAGAAACCGATGCCTAAGGCTGTAAGAATCCTGGTATACATAATACTGTACATTTGGCAATTACCACAGAATCTAGCTGGACTGATATATCTGATAATACTTAGAGGAGAGAAAAAGATACTTAAGCAGAGAAACAGTACTTTCTACATTGCTCCAACCATGAGTGGAGGAGTAAGCTTAGGTAACTATGTTTTCTTATCAAAGTACTCAGGTCTAGAAGAACCAGTATATGATCATGAGTTTGGTCATTGCATACAATCAAGGATACTTGGCCCATTTTACCTTTTAACCGTAGGTATCTGTAGTGGTATACATTACTTACTACATGATAGTTCACATAACTACTACGATTTTTGGACAGAGAGATGGGCTAATAAACTTGGAGGTATAGAAGGGTACTCAGGAGAATACCATTATCACAAAGATGGTATAATAGTAACTGTATACAAAGACTTAAAAGAATTTTATGAAAATGTAATGAATAAGTAACTATGGCAAGGAAAGTTAACATCACCATGCCCAAACTATCTGACTTGACTTTACAGGTTAAGTTAGAAGGAGATTGGCAAAAGGTAGATGCCTTAGTCAGTGATTTGGGGCCAAGTATTCAGAGAGGGTATGATAGTGCTGTTAACTCCTTTGCAAAGAAGTTACTCTCCATAGTGAAAAAGTCATTAACACTAGGTATACCTCCTGTGGGTGGTGGTGTGGTTTGGCAACCATTAGCACCAGCTACTATCAGGAGATGGGGTCAACACCCAATATACAACCTGACTGGTCTATATTCTAGATCAGTTGGGTTGTATGTATATAAATCGAGAACGTTAGTGGGTTTACCAATTGGAATAAGAAGATCTTCTCAAAAGGAGTTAACTCTAAACGAACTAGCTAAGATCCTCGAGTTTGGATCTAATGATGGTAGAATACCAGCTAGACCAGTTTGGAGTCCTTCCTTAAAAGCTGCTGGAGGTAGGGATAGTATAAAGAAACTAATCCTTACTAGTATACGAAAAGAACTTATGAAAAAAGGTATTAGGCCAAATCAAGTAAAATGGTAAATTCTCAGGAAATAATAGAACGGTCCGTATATATGGCTCTATTGAATATGACCATAGATTTGGGCTATACTATAAACCCAGAAGATTATTTACCTATATCACAAGAGAACACAGAGAGATTTTCACAGGCTATGAAAAATATAGTCAAAGATAAGGGGTTCTCTATAAGTATATTTGGTGTAGGTAATAATCATTCTAGAGGTATAAAAGAAACACCTCGGATAGTAGTTGATTCAGAAGGATTCTATCCTGGGGATATCGGTTTACCGAAGCACATAATGGAAAAGGAGGAAGGCATAGGATACACTTCATCTGAAATGCCTTTTGAAACTTTATCCCAATACATAAACATTAGGCTGTGTGCTCAATCTTCTGAACATATGAGGTTACTACATCAGATAATGTTCTGGTCCATACCTCAGAGAGGATACATAAAACCATACAATGAACCTGGCTTTCTATTCGATGGGAATATATTCCTAAGGGTTGTAAATTTTTACAATATGCCTGGTTTGGAAAACGGGTTAATGGAAAAGGTGTATCAATTTGAAGTGCAAGATTGCCTGCTAGAGAAAAATAATCCTCCAGAGGTAATTACTCCAATAAAAGATATTTCCGTTCTTCTAGAGAATGCCAATTATAATTTAGAAATCAAATAAAACTACAGATATGGAAGACAAGCTTAAGATGGTCCAAACATTAGTTGAAAAGGACCAGAGGTTGAGTCTAAAGCCGAAATATATGAATTTAATATAGGAAGTGAATATTACAGATCGGTTATTTCTGGAGTAAAATATCCTTATGATTACATTTATCGTGTTGACTATGTAGTCAATGAATGGGATTACAAACCTAAAACATATGGTTCAGTAGGTTTCTTAGGTATTAATGGTGCAACTATTTTAACTCCAGATGGTCAAGATTGGCGCACTCTTGAAAAAGCTAAAGTTGGAGAATCTCGTAATATTTTTGTTAAAATGCCCGGAGCGGGAAATCCAGCTTTATATATATACGGAGGTAATGATAGTGAAGAAGCAACCGCAAGACATCTTAAAGTTACAATCAAATCTATTACTCCTGTATCAGTAGCTTCTACTTGGTTAGATTCTGCAAAGCAATTACCTTGGAGTGATGCTTATCTTCCTCCTTTATTACAAAGTAAAGGTGGATATGATATGGTAGCTAATGGTTCTCCTGGAGTATTATTTAATGAATAATTTATAAATCTATATGAGTAAGTATGCACAATTAGTAGAAGGAGTACTTATACCTGCTCCTACTCAAGTAATAAAAGATGGGTTCATTATTAATAACCCTAAAGAAAGTCTATTAAAGGAATTAGGGTATAAACCTCTTAAGTATGATGAAGTGCCAGAAATAACTACTCCTGGTAATATGCTCAAAGAGGTATATACAGATCAAGGAAATTATATTCAAGTTAGTTATGAAGAATATACTCCAGATCCTGAACCTATTATACCAGAACCAGTATCTGATGGAGAAATACTGGAAATACTTGCCTTTGCAGAGATGGCAGTAAATAGCGTTGAACTTTCAGATGAGCAATCTTTGAAGATCAAGAGCATTTACCCAGAGTGGGAGGAGCTTATTGGCTCAGATTTGAAGGCAGGGTTCAAACTACAATACCACGGAATCTTATATAAAACAAGGCAAGAAATTAAACCTGTATTAGAGATATATCCCCCATCGGTAGATACAGCTTCTTTATACGAAGAGATCAATGAAACTCATGAGGGTACTAAAGAAGATCCCATACCATATAACAACAATATGGAATTGATCATGGGTGAATACTATTCTCAGGGAGGTATAGTATACCTCTGCATACGGTCAACAGGTCAAGCTGTTTACCATAACCTAAGTGATTTAGTTTCAGCTGGTTATGTAAAGGTGGCGGAATAGAATGTTTTTGCCTTTTCTAGAGAGGCAAGCAACCGAACAACGGTTCAAGCAAATAGAAGATAACGTGGGTGAAATGAAACAGATGTTAGAAAGATTCCTGAATAACATAAGTGCTAATAAATCACAAACCCAGAATTAGAACATGTCGCGCAAGTTCTTTATGATTATCAAAATGCGCGAAAATAAAGAGGGACAGGCAAAGGAGGGGACAAATAAACCCCAGGCCGATGTTCATCATCCTACGCATTTTGATTCCGAACTTAACAAAGCAGCTTTGGATTTGGTATACGATCCTAAGTTCTTAGAATACCTGAAAACATACGGCTATCATTTTAATAATGCTTTAGCTGATTATGCTAGTAGGATGATGAAAAATTACAATGGCCAACAGCATACTTGGAATGTAAGCCAAGTAAAGAAACAACTGGAGGTATTAGGTTTAAGTATACCAAGTAAAGTAACTGCTGGTGATATCACCTATGCTGCAAATATGGCTTATGCAGATTATTACCCCGACCTTCTGAAGGATGAGAACTCTTGCATAAAATATGCTCACATGTCAGCTAGTGATATAGATGGATATGAGGGGATGATATTCTCCAGGTGGTTAGCCGATGTAATGGGTAAGTCCATCAAGATAGACTGGCAGAAATTCATTTGAACTAACTTAAAAAACAAGATATATGCCACAAACTCCAAAAGTATCATTCAAGTTTGATAACAAGAATGTACAATCAAGTGTACCCCAGTTGGGTATAGTAAATGTAGTGGCCCGTACTACCAAGGGTCCGTTTGAAGATCCAAGTGATATTATCTCAAACCCAAGTCAATTTGCAAGGATATTCGGTTCAGAGATAGTCCCTGATGGGTCTGTATCTAATATTTCTAAGGCTCTTGAATTGGGAGCTAAATTACGAATCTCTCGAGTAGCTGGTACTGGAGCTTCTTATGGATGGGCAAAACCTCTGGAAGTAAGTCCGGCAGATTTATCTGAAAGAGCTGCTCCTTCACTTACAGTACCAGATAATTCTGCAATAATAACCATCTTACTGAGTGATCCCAGTGGTGCTGAGAATAGCCTGGCAATGCACTTGGCTATCAGAACTCGTGAGGCTGGTTCCCCAGTTATTGATAATACAGGTAATAATCTCAATCGACCCTTCTATCTCAAACTGAACTATGTTACTGAGCCAAAGTTAAAGGCCAGCATTATTCAGTATAGCAAGAAGGATTCGGAGACAAACATACCTACCTATGACAGTATACTGGATGAATCCATATTCTTCTCAGCAACTACTGGAGTAGCTAACCCATCTATTAACGTTGATACGTTCCAAAACTTCTTGGATAATGCCCCAAACATTACCTTTGAAGCTATTGCCGGTAAGGAGGGGGATGGTGAAGGTACTATGGCTGATCTTGCTACTGGTATACAGTCTATAGAGGATGTAGTTTCTATGTTACGCCAGTTCTCGAATTGGAACTCTATTATCACTATCGGGAAGATAACCTCTGGTGAAGTAGATACCGATACCCCGGGTACTGAAAATATATACATGGAATGCACCGAGGGTAGTGCAGGTAATACTCCTACCAAAGAAGAGTGGATGTCTGCTTATCAGGCCAGCAAACAATACTACGAGGCATATGAGGTAATATTATCCCATGTGCATCAGCACTTGCCGAGTGATTATACCAAGCTTTACAAAGAGGTATCAGAAGATGTACAAAATACTTTTGAGAACCTCTTATATGTAGAGGTACCTAAGTATGCTCCAAGTACCCGTACCTCTGCAACTCCCGAGGAGACACTTTCTTCTCTTAAGACTATGGTTCAGACCATTGGTGCTAAGAAGGAAGTAGCCTACTTTGGTGGTGGTATCAAGTACTACAACGAAAATGGTGCATTGCAGAAATGTGATGTGCTTGGTTCAGTAATGGGTCTTTCAGCTGTATCAGCTTCGATATATGGACCTTGGTATTCATTCTCCGGAATGAACCGTGGAGTGATCACTTCTGCTATGGGTCCTGTAATGAAGAACCTCGGTAGTCCTGCTGAGATAAGTACTCTGGAAGAGTTTGCTCAGTGGTATATGAACCTCTTCGTTATCAAAGATACTAGAACCCAGGGTAAACGTACTATGCTTTGGCATGGGTTTACTTCCAATCCAACTGACAACTCAGAGAAGTTCATCTCTATAGTTCGGTTGAATCTGTACATAAAGAAGAATCTTCGGCCGATCCTTGAGAGCTACATTGAAGAGCCGAATACCTTCGACACCTGGAAACGTATATACTATGAGGGTAAAGAGATCATGGATAACCTACTGAACAACTCAGCTATAACCAGCTACGAGTGGTTAGGTGACCAGGATGCTCAGTCATATGACGACCTCCAAGTAAATACAGAATCAGATGTACGAAATGGTAAGTATAAACTGCAGATCAAGTACAAGGAAATTGTACCTATGCAGGATATAACTACCGAGGTAATAATCGAAGCATCAGTAGATATGAGTACTGGTGAAGTATCAATCAGTCAGTCAATCTAGTAAAACTACACATTATGCCAGGAGCTAAAGTAAAAAATCCTCGTAAGAAATTTAATTGGCAAATACTGTTTGTAAAGCACCCAATCAACCCATACCTTTTTCAAAAGGTGGGTTTACCAGAGATAACCATAGAACAGGTTGCACACGGGGATGTCAACCATGATATAAAGACTGCCGGTCGGGTTTCGGTGGGTAACTTAACAGCAAGTAAACTGGAAACCACCTCTGGGTCAGATACCTGGTTATGGGATTGGATAATGTCATGCCAGGATATGGTCTTGGGTGGTGGATTAACTCCAGAAGCTTATAAGGAAACCCTAATAGTAAATGAGTTAGCAGAAGATGGTACTTCTGTACTTAACTCTTGGGTTTGCACCGGAGTATGGCCTTGCAAAATAAACGGTCAGGACTTAGACCGTATGAGTTCTGATAATACTCTAGAAGACTTAGAGCTTTCAGTAGATACTTGCGAGAAGCTATAACAAGTAGTGTTCAGAGGGAGCTCAGAGATGAGCTCCCTTTTTTATTTTTAAGACTATAATACTTTACACTTAAACAACTCAACGATATGGAAGAACAAACTCTTTACGGTAGAAAATCTACCTTCAAATTACCAAGTGGGTATGAGGTAACAATCCGAGAGCAGAATGGTGAGGATGATGATATATTATCCAATCCCGTAGAAGCAAAGACTCTCATGAATATATCCCGGTTCTTATCTGGTATAGTAGTAGATACCGATTACAACAAAAGCCGGAAGTTATCCCCAGGGGATGTACAAAATATGCCCTCATTAGATAGGTATGTAATCATGATGAATTCTCGTATATTCTCAATCGGGAAAGAACTCGAGTTCGATTACGACTGGTCTACTGGAGAGGGTAAGCATGATACCGTAGGCTATACTCTTGATCTGGATGAAGAATTCTTATTCGACTATTCAACCACTCCCACTGAGGAGGAAATGGAAGCTAAGCCGAGAGCTATCCCCTTCTACCCGTCAGGTAAACAACAAAAGGATCTAAAGATCACCACCTCAAGTGGTAAGGAGTTAACCTTTGATCTTCTGAATGCTACTGGTGAGGCTTATGTACTTGGATTGCCAGATTCAGAACGAACCAAGAATCAGGAGTTAATAGCTCGGAACCTCAAGCTTAAGGTTGGTGATCAGTATGAGGTGGTAAAGAATTTTCGAATGTTCTCTGTAAAGGACATGTCAGAAATCCGTTCTCATATCCGAGCTTATGATCCGGTATTCCCAGGTCTCACTGAGATCAAGCATCCTGTAAGTGGGAAGGCAATACTTATCCCAGTATTGGGGTTAGATAATTTTTTCTTCCCACGGGAGAACTAGAGGAAGTCTATTTATTTATCGTGAGAGCAAAGATCCCGATAGACTTTAACACTCTAGCAAAGCTCCCCTGGCGGCGTAGGAAGAGGTTAATAGAAGCTGCCAAAGAATATTACCAAGAATTAAAATCATCAATGAAAGGTATGCCCACTTAGGGCATATCTTTTTTTTGTATTAAAAATACCACTTTATGGCTTTTACTAGCGGTAGTCCTTCCTCAGGACAATTAGAGATAGGCATAGCTTTGGTATTGCAGGACAGATTTTCCAATCAAGCTAGAGAAGCTAGTTCTGTAATAAAGGGGTTACACCGAGATGCTAAAAATGCTATACAGGCAAACTTAACGGCTGCTCAGTCGTATGCCAATACCATAGGTTCTTATGCCGATGTGGCTTTAGGTGCTATGGTAGAGGCCATAAATACTGGAGCAGACTACATAGACATGATGACTTCCGTAGGAGCTATATCTGGAGCTACTGATGCCCAATTAAGTGGGTTATCAGAAACTGCCCAGACTTTAGGCTTGAGGACCATGTTCATGTCTAGAGATATAGCGTCCGGTATGAAGTTCTTAGCCATGGCCGGTAATGATGCCAACCAGATCCAGGATATGATTGCTGGAGCTGCTATGATGGCGAATGCTACTGGTATGGCATTAGGAGGTAAGGGAGGTACGGCAGACTTACTTACCAATATAATGCGTACATTCAAGTTAGAGAGTCAAGAGGCTGCTACTATAGTAGGTGACCAGTTAACTAAAGCAACCATGGCATCTAACGTATCTATGACAGACTTAGCAGAGTCAATCAGATATTCTGCTGCATCCATGGTAACTCTTAAACAGAGTTTACCTCAAGTAGCTGCTATGATAGGTACTCTTGGTAATGCCGGTATCCAAGGGTCTATGGCCGGTACTTCAATTCGAAACATGGCAGACTACTTAACCCAGTCAATCACCAATCCAAATTTCAAAGGTGCAAAAGCTTTAGCTGGGTTAGGTTTAAGTAAACAGGACTTCATAGATCAAAATGGTGACCTGTTAGACTTTGCTGTTATATTACAAAAGATTGGAGATGCTACCCAGAATTTATCTACCATAGATCAGAATGCCATATACAAGAGTATATTTGGTGTACGTGGTATGAGAGCTGCAGTAGCAATCATGAGAGATACCAGTGGTTACTTTGACTTATTAGATAAGATACAAAACCAATCAGCTGGCTTTGCAGAAGAAGTAGTTGGTAAACGAATGGAGACCATTGCTGGTAAGCTGGATATAGTAAGGTCAGCTGCCGAAAACTTAATGACTACCTTTACAGAAGCCTTGGGAAAGAACCCTATAATCATGGGATTCTTCGATATGGTTGGATGGGCATTATCTCAGTTACGTAACTTATTAGCTACTCCCATAGGTCCATGGGTAACTGGTTTAGCTTTAGTAGCAGCAACCACTGTTAAGATAGGTTCATTATGGATGGGTTTGAGAGCCAGATGGTTAATACTCAATGGTGATAGCCAGGTTAGTTTCAGGACCATGATAAGGTTACTTATGGGTGGATGGTCACAAGCAACTATATCCGCTCAGGGTTATCTTAACATGGAAAGAGCTATTATTGCTCAACGCCAAGCTGGTATAGGTGCTAGTGCTGTATCAGTAGCTAGGATGGGTGGTTTACCTGGTCATTATTATATGGGTAACATACCAGCAAAGATGGGAGCTAATGGTAGATATTATGCTAATACTGGTAGAGGGGCTACTGGATGGACTCCAGTACCAGCTGCAATGGTTACTACCACAAACCCAAGTAGGATGACCAGGGAATTAGTTGGTACAGCTAGTACAAATGCTGCAGCAGCTACATCCCGTAGAACATTGGCAAGTGTTGGTTCAAAGATAGTTGGGTTTGGTTCTAAATTCGTGGGATTACTTGGTGGTCCAATAGGTATAGCTTTAACCGGAATATCTATAGTTGGACCAATGATATACAATGCTTTAACCAACAACAAGAAAGCACAAGATGAGAATACCCAAGCAACCAACGATCTGGCATCATCCATACGAGAGAGTCGGGAGGGTTACAAACAAAAGGATAACCTTCAAATGTTAACTATTCAGGAGATAAGATGGTTAGTACAGATGTTGGGTATGTATACCGAGAAGTTATCCGGTATTCAATCTAAGGGTAATATTACTATAAATGTGGATGGTAAGAAATTCTTAGAAGAGTACCTTGATAACAGAGATACAGATATAAGGGTATCTGCTGGTGTAAACTAAATACATTAAAGTATGGCATCTTTATTAGGAAAACCAATAGGTCAAGCTGCTAAAGAAGTAGCTGAATTAGAACAAGGTAGAATATTTCAATCTCCAGTTAATAAGGCTTGGAGAGCACTAATACTATTGCATAGGTCTACATCTGGTATGCCCCAGGATACCTCAGGTAAATCAGCCAAAGCCAATGATGCTTTGAATAATCATATTGCTGATCCCAAATCCATCTCTCAGAATCCGGGTACTAAAGACTGGATGGCCAAACATTCAAAAGCCCGAACTGGTACCAGTCCAGAAGAGATAATGAAGGCAGATAGTATAGATTATACCCAAGCTAATCAGATGGTATCTGAGATTATCAAAAATGATATTGTGATCGCTAATCTGAATGTATCACCAGCTATAAGTATAGTAATACAGAACAGACCAGATAAGATAAGAGTAGAACCTTCATCAACTTGGGCAACTGTAAAGTCAATGGGTCGTAATAATCCCTTCTATTTCTATACCGGTGGTGAGGATACTATCTCGTTTGATATATCTTGGTATGCCATAGATAATGAGCATAGGGATGATGTGGTAAACAAATGTAGGTTGTTAGAATCATGGACAAGAGCAAATGGTTACTTAGCTTCACCCCCAACCTTAAAAATACAGTGGGGTAATTCTGGATTATTTGAGAATGATCTGTTTATCTTGACCTCTGCTCAGTATGAGTTAACCCATTTCCAAAATGGAGCTAGAATGAGATCAAGGTATGATCATAATACCGATACTGGTCAGAGAATAACTTCCACTGTTAGTCAACCCTTTGATTTGAAGTTATTGCCTAACTGTGCAACCCAAACTTTGGTATTCAAAAGGGTATCAAAAAATAACCGCGTATGGGAAGACATTATACCTTCTAGTAAATTACAACGTACTCCAGGTATAAACTATACCGATAATAAATTAGATACTCTAGAAAATTCAGGAACAGAAGAGTAAGGCCATGATTAAGATACCAGGAACCAGCCCATATAGTGATAGCTTTGTTATCAAATATCCAGATGGAGATATTTCAGTGGAAAGAAATAGATCTTCTATATCCTCAGATTATGTAGTACATACTGTATTGGAAGGTGAAACTATTCAGAGTATAGCCTTCCAATACTATGGGGATTCTGGAATGTGGGGAGTAATAGCTGATGCTAATGATATATTAAATCCCTTTGAGGATTTACATGAGGATATGGAACTAATAATACCAAACTATGGAGGATAGTCCTGCTGTACTTGTCAACGGTAATGGAACACCATACCTGGCAATATTTGATGGTATAGGCTCTCCCATAATGGATGAGTTTAATAACTTACCAATAGGTATGGAAGTAGTTAGTTTTAACTACAAATATACTGAAGGTAAAGGTGATAAGGGTAGATTTACTATAGTAACAGATTATGTTGGTATAGTGGATACACCACAGTTACAGTTCAAGATGCCCCTAAAAATACAGTGGGGTTGGATATTCAGTGACAATACTTTTAAGTCCGGTCCCGTAAGGTTAGTAAATGTAAAGTCTCATGATATAGATTTTACTCCAGAGGGAGTAAGGTTTACCATAGAATTTGCAGATGCTAAGATGTTCTTGGAAGCAGAACCTTCTAAATATGTGGGTAACAGAACTGAATATCTAGAAGTATTCAAGGAACTAGCCTTAGGAAAAATGCCATTAACCGTACTGGATTATTCCGAGAGGGCTGGTACTCAATTGGTGATAACTGATAATCAACCTTGTGATGGCAAATCAGAGCAACAATCAAGGTAAGCCGTGTTTACCTTGTTACCTTAGGATACAAGAAAGTAATGATCCTGATGATGGGTTAGTGGGTGTTAAGATATTGGAATTAACCCCAGAAAACTTATCAAAGCCTTCAGAAAATCCCGAAAGATATAGCTTAAAACAATTACCTGCTACTTTTGCTGAGGGAACTGCTATAGTTGGTTCCAGTACTTATCTAAATAAGTATTCCCAATTAGTGGGTATAGCTAAGTCTATGGAAGGTGGTCCTAACTTCGTAGATACCCGGGATAATAAGATAGAAATACACAATGGTAAACAGTCTGGTAATACTGTATATGCTTACACGTATGCAGGAGGTACTGGGGAACTATTAGAGTTTCAGGTTAAAACCAAATTCTCTCAAAGTATAGAAGCTGGTAAGTCATCCAGTATTAACCCAGACAATAAGACTGTAGAATCTGAAGTAGTTCAATGTATACCTACCGAAGAAGACCCATGTAAACCAGATGCTTATGTAAATCAGAATAAACCTAATATACCTCAATTCCAAAGGGATGCTACTAGAATGGCCAAGTTTGGTCAAGGCTTAGTACCTAACACTACTCAGTGTAGGCAAATAAATACTAAGGTAGATCAAACTCCAACCTATAGTTCTATTACTGATGCTAAGCAACAATTATCATCTAACCCATCACTAACTGAAGAGGAGGTAAAGGCCTATAATAATCAGATATCAGAGGAGTGGGAAAAGTATCAAAAATCCTTGAAAGAGTTCGAGGATAAATTAAAGTCTGGTAATGTAGATGACATAAAGTTACCTACACCACCAGATGAGGTATCATCATTCACTATAAAACGTAGAGTGATAGTTTACCTTAATCCCATAGACTATGCTCCTGATAGTAGTACTGCTTATTGGCAAAACCGATGGAGACAAGGTTACAGAGCTCTGAAGAAAAATTCCGATATCACCCTGATTACTAGTAGCAGATCAGAAGATAGGCCATACGGGGATTACCCATATGATTACCCAGGGTCAAAAAGATCCCTGGTAAAAGCAGAGATGGAAATCGAGATTCAGATACCAGGAGTCAGAGTTGTAGCTGATCCTCTATTTACTACCCTTGGTAGCCTTATGTCTAACGATATTATAGAGTCGGTTAACAGTCAGATAAAAGCTAAAGCCAAGTTTGTTGGTAATCCCAACATGAAATCTTCTCAGATTATTGAGATAAAGAATGTTGGGAAGAAGTACTCTACTGAGTGGTATGCAAAAGAAGTAGAACATAGTTTTGATAGTAGTGGTTACTTTACAGAGGTTGACTTCGAGAAGAAAACACGTAATTCTATTGTAAACCGTGTATCTACCCAAATAAACACTCAGGAAGTATACCAGAAAGCTCATGATGTTGCTACTGAGTCTTATAAGACTGGTGCATGGAAAATCCCAAGTAAGATCAAATCAGAGGTAGAAAGGTATAAGGAGTCATCCTGGATTAAGGGTGAGAAGGAAGATCCTCAAAGGTCTGGTAGACAGATATTGGTAAGACAGGATTCCGAGAACCCATACAAATACCAAATCTTCGATTCAGATAAAGACTTCCAAGTAGATAGAGAGATAAAGAAAGAATAATATGAATATCCTGGATGTAATACAGCAAAGAGGTATAGAAGCTATAGGCAGATTCTATTCTTCATACAGAGGTATAGTGGTATCTAACAAAGATCCTGATCATCAAAACAAAATATGCGTATACTTACCCAATATACTTCAGGGGGTAGAAGCCTGGGCATACCCAAAAGATCAACAGGGTGGACCTGGATTCGGTATGAAGGGTATTACTCCAAAGGAGGGGGCCATAGTATACGTTGAATTTGAGAATGGAGACCCAAGACACCCTTTATGGACTTATCATGGATGGGCTATAGGGGAGATACCTGATAATCTCGATGGCAATGATATTTTGGGTATAGTAACTCCAAAAGGCAATAAAATTATACTTGATGAAAGTGAAACTGGAATATTAACTTTAAGAATTGCAAGTAATATAAATATTGAATCTCTAGAAGGGGATATAAATATTACCAGTAGCAAAAATAGAATAATAATGCAGGGAGGGGAAGTCGGGGTTCCAGAATCCACAAGTGTAGCCGAGAAACTAAACACACTAGAGAAAGACATAAATAAACTAAAGAGGGTATTCTCAGGATGGTCACCTGTACCACAAGATGGGGGATCAGCTCTTAAAGCCCAAGTATCTTCATGGGCATCTGGAACTTTAACCGAGACTAAAGTGGAGGATATAGAAAGTGAAACTATAAAACAACCCAATTGACATGGCAAACTATGATCAACTCAACACAATTGGTAGTGGTGCATATTTCCCCATACGTTTATCACAATCAATTGGAAAAGATGGTAAGCCTGAAACAGTTCAACTACCAGATGGTAGAATAGTACCTAAAGTAGGTTGGTATAGGTTAGAAGGAGATGTCAATCTAATCAAACAGAATATCACTGCTATACTAACATACCAGCTTGGTCAAAGATTCAGGCAAGAAGATTTTGGCTCTAGGGCTTGGGAATGTTTAGAAGAGCCTAATACAAGTGCTCTTAATCTTATGATTAAGAGTTTTGTAGAAGATGGGATATCCAGTTGGGAACCCCGGGTTGCGGCCCTAAAGGTATTGACTATTAAACCTACAAAGGAATCAATAAAACTCATGATATACTTCAGAGTACAAGATTCACAGAAAGTAGAGGAACTCAATTTTCAGTATAACCTAAATAACTATACTACAGATGCCTATTAGTAATCCATGGTTAACACCATTCCAGAGATCATTCAATGATATAAAATCCAAGTTAATCCAATCGTTAAACGAACGGGTTCCTGAGATGACCGATACCAGCGAGGGTAATATCTTCATTCTTATCATCTCTATATTTGCTGGTATAGCCGAGGTTATCCATTACTATATTGATGGTATGGCAAGAGAAGCTTTCTTACCAACTTGTAGAAGGTATAGTTCTCTTTACAAACATGCCAAGTTAGTAGACTACCATATCAAGTCTGCTATACCATCCTCTGTAGATCTTACGATTTATATGCAAGATGGTAGTATGTTCCCCACTAATATTACCGTACCTCAAAATACCGTATTTACTTCTAAGGATGGTAAGCAGTGGATAACTACTAGAACTGTAATTATTGAAAAAGGTACATATACATACAAAATACCTGTATCTCAAAAGGAAGCTACAGAAGAAACAGAACTCGGTACTTATACTTCTCATGATATAGTTATCACTCTTGGTGATCTGCCTACTGACAAGAAATATGTAGAGGGTTCTATGGTATTAACTATAGGAGATGAGATATGGACTCTGGTAGATACCTTTGCATATTCTGGACCAAATGGCAAAGTATATAAGGTTGAACTTGATAGTTCTCTTAATCCTTATTTGGTATTCGGTGACGGTCAGTTTGGTAAGAAGCCAACTATAGGATCCATAATTAAGGGCCAGTACTACTTAACTTATGGTTCTAGTGGTAACATATCTTCTAATCAATTTGATACTGTACCAGAAGAACTCAACAATATAACCTCTGGTCTTACTTTAACTAATACCATAGCTGCAACTGGTGGTTCTGATTATGAGGACTTCTATGCTCTCAAAGATCACATACCACTTAGCATAAAAACCCTTGGTGTTGCTATCACTAAAGAAGATTACGAGGCTATAGCTATGTTAATAGCTGGTGTAGACAAGGCTTACTGTAATTATATCTGCGGTAAATACGTAGAGGTATACATAACCCCAGATGGTGGTTCAGAAGCTAGTACAGAGTTGATAGAAAACGTTAAACAAAAGATGGAATCTTCTAAGGTACTAACTACTCGAGTAAGCGTATACTCTACTCACTCCGCCCAGATTTTCATAACAGCCACCATTACCGGTAAGAAATCTTTCAAGTCGATAGATATAAGTAACCAAGTAAAGAAGGCTTTACTGGAAGCATATAACTATCAAAACTCTGATATAAATAAGCCTGTACGTCAGTCAGACTTATATGCTCTTATAGATAACCAGTCAATGGTTGACTACTTGACCATAGATGAGTTATACATATTACCATATCCTATAGCCATAAACATTAACTCGGCAAATGTAGAAGAGATACTGGAAGTACCATCGCTGAATATCACTTATTTCAAGATGGAATACTTCAATACTTCTATGCCAGAAACTGATACCGAGAATTGTTACATACACACAGTTATAGAGGATGGTAAAGCATTCTACCGGGTATACCAAGACAAGAACATTTCAGGCAAGGCTTTATACACCGGGGAGTATGGCAAACCGTTGGAAATAACCTTAGTTAAATCTAAGTTTACCATAACCATAAACTTACCAGTAGAGAATGCAAACTACGAGAATGGTACTGTATACCAATTAACTACCCAACCCATGGGAAGTAACGGTAGATTGGTAGATATCATACCTCATAACTACAACATACCGGTTATAAGCTCTGACAACATAAATCTTACTATCAATGAAGTGGTTTAGTGAACCTAAGACTTTCTTCAGGGATTATATCTTCAAAAACCTATTCGATTATTACTACAAAGCCAATGATACCTATCAGGATTCAGAAGGTAAGGGTATACTCGAAAGGTTCATTGAAGTATGCTCCAGTTATTTTGATAATGAAGTAATGCCAGACATAGATAACTTCATGGATTGTTTGGATGTGGACAAAACAAATCCAATATTCTTGAATTATCTATGGGAGTACTTTGGATTTATACCTTACTCATACGGTGTAATTACCAAAGGTGAGCCATATACCGAAGAAAATCTAGAAAGATGGTTAAAAGAAGACAGAGGTTTTCCTACTGCCGATTGTAGATCAATGCTAAGATACGCCATATCCTTATATAAGATACGTGGAACTAAAAGGTTTTATGAAATCTTAGGTAAGTTTTATGGTGTAACTTTTATCCTGACCGAAGTAGATGAGGATACCAAACAAAGAATAGCAGATACAAGTGATGGTTCAGTAAACTACGATCTGCTCTCTCACTTTGATAGTAGTTCAGCTACTTTTGATACTGAGACCGGTTGTTGGGAATGTGTACCAATGATCCTTACCATAAATATTCCAAAAGGCAAATGGGATTATATGATACAAAAGGATCAGGAGATACAAGAAGAATTATTAAATAATTGGAAACTAAAGAATCCAGGAGCAACAGATGAAGAGATACAGGCTCAAAAAGAAATAATAGCCCAAGAACACCCATCAGACTACAGTGATAGGTCAAAGAATACTCTGATAAGTATAGTTAATAAATACTTACCTGTAAACGTAAAATACTTCGAGTCAGGTAGTATTACTGTAACTTTCCAAGAGACAACAACCGTTTTAATAGTATCCTAATATGTTAAGCACTCTTTTATTTGTACAGGCTTCAGTACCTAATGATCCAAAGTTTGACAGTGCAGTACAGTCTCTTACCAAATCCTCAGTGGAGTTGGCTGAAGCAGCTTCCAATTATGGAGCTCTAAAAGTAATCTTTGGTATCTTCATGATCATAGTATTGATCATGGTAGTAATGTTCATTTATACTGTATGGAACTTAAATGCCAAGGTAACTAAGGTATCGGAATTATTCCATCAGGTAAAGGACTATTTTGATGGGGCTGCAGATAGTACTCTTGGTATTACAGAAGCTCAGATACTCATACATAGAGAGTTCAACTGCTTAGGTCACATATTAAAGTATGCTATCCTACGTATAAGGAATGAGAATCATATAGATAACAAAGAAGCTACCCTCAAGAAAATAGAAACTGTAGTAAATAACGAATATTCAGAGGTATGCGGTATGTTATCTAACTTCACTTGTAATGGTAAACCCTTATCTAACATATTCGAACCATCAGATAACGAAGCTATTAAAGATTTGGTAATAGAACAGGTATATATGCCCAAGGATCAGTTCTCCATTTCTGGTATGGATCAATCAGTAAGTATATATCTCAACGGACTTAAGTTAATGTACCTTAAAAAATTATAAGCCATGTCAAGAAACCTTTTACCTATAATTGATTTCGCTCACGGTTCAGATGTACCTGGAAAGCAATCACCAGATGGTAATCATAAAGAATATCTCTGGAGTCGTAAGGTTGGCCAATGGTTAGCCCAAAGACTTATCCATGAGGGATTTGATGTTAAATTCACTACTTCATCAGATACCGAAATTGGGTTATCTAGAAGAAAAGAAATTGCAAATAATATAGAATCACCCCGTAATGGAACTAAGCTTCTAGTATCCCTCCATAATAATGCTGCAGGCATGGGGAATGAGTGGTGCACTGCTCGGGGTTTTGAAATATATACCTCCAAAGGTCAGACCAGATCAGACCTTTTTGCCACGGTAATATATGAACAACTTCAGAAAGACTTTCCTACCTATGACGGTTATAAACATCGGGTGGACATGTCTGATGGGGATCCCGATAAGGAGTCTAACTTTACTGTCTTAATGGGTAACAACTATTGGGCAGTATTAATAGAATGGCTGTTCCAGGATAATCCAGATGATGTTAAGCTGTTGGAAGACGATCGGGTTAACCTTAAACTGGTAGATTCATTGGCTAAGGCCTTAATATACATAGACAATAACCTTGACAAACTCAAGATATAATATGGCAAGCAACAATAATACTGAGGTTGTAAACGGTGTAGTACAACCTAGATTTTATCAGGTATATGGAGATCTTATCGAATCCAAAGAGATTATGGAACCCTTGGCAATAGGTGTTGGTACTGGGCCAATCTGTGGATTCGACTGGGTAGATACTTCAAAGACAAGTGTAACTATAACCAGTATATTCAAGTCCAATTCTGGTGCAAAGGGTTTACCTATGTTAAAGGGTAAATCCAGAAGAGTATTCCTTTCGGATAAGAATAACAATGCAGGTCAGGTATTTAATGCCTATACTACACCCGATGGTTTGTGCCACATAGCACCTGATACGCTTACCTTTAATGGTATGCAACCCAGTGGTGGATGGCCAAGTACTACTAACCCAACCAAGTTAGTAGCTTTCGTAGTAAAAGCTTCACATACATATAAGCCAAATAACTCAGAAACCCCTCCAAGTTTAGCTAACTTTACTTGTAACTGGTTAACTTTAGATAGTAAGACTTATCTATCTACCATACTTCAATGGAACTATGAAGAGGTCTTACAAGCTTTGAGTAAAAGTGGGGTGAGTTTTGATCCAAATACAGAAACTATCATAGGTATATACCTGGTAGGTTGGAATACTTCATGGGATGAGGATGATGAAAGTGTTAGGTTGAAAGCCCTTATATCTAACTTTAATTACATACTGTGTTTAGTACCTGCTGGTGGTAAATATCCAGTAGCTCCATTTGGATTACATCCACTTGATATTCTAGACCTTAAGAACCGAGTTAAATCAATAGAAACTTTAATACCCTCAGTAACAAGTATATTAAATAATCAAAGAGTGACTTTTGGTAGGGGTATAGAAATTGAATATTCTTATGAAAGTTCAGAAATTACTGTAACTGGGCTAAAGATATATGGATGTATATTTGAAACCCCTAAATCAGTAGTACTTAAGGGAGTAGCTGGTGATGTTGGTAGAGGTATTGCCTGTGCATACACTTTAGAACAGATTAAAACCATGACAACAGTACCATATGATGAATGGACTGTAGTAAGGGGTATAGTATCTACTCCCAATGATGGTAATTGGGACGGTAATATGGGATGGGTAGGTGTACCAGAAGGGTATAATGTGGTAGGAGTATTTGATTTAAGACATATTAGTTACTTAGATAATAATACAGGCAATAGAAGGGTATTTCCAAACTATGCCGCTGCTGAACCAGATATAACTAATGACCCAATAGCTAAGTTGGCCATGGCTTTATCCATTATGTTCGAGAATATGACCTATGGTTTAAGCTATAATTGGAATTTGGATATAGAAAAATCCCTGTACAATAAGGGTACTATATCTAAGCTAAATCTAAATGGTATGTTTAATTACTTTAGTTTCGGATTTAGAGCACAGATAACTGTATCGGGCATTTCACCCAATCCAACGGAAGCAACCCAAGATATAAGTTTATTAGATTATCCAAGTATATCTGAAGAGCAAAGATATGTCTTATCAAAAATGTACCGTTACATGAATAATACAGGTTATATGCAATTAGGATTTTGGAGAGGTACAGATCTATTTACAACTACTAACTCCGAGTATAGTATAGAATTAGGCCTATGGTTTAGTAGTACAAGACCAATGTTAACAATTAAAGTGAATAAAATAAGTGGTAGTGGGCCTAGTGATGGTATAACTGGTATGCATACATTTTGGTTCTCTATGCCGATAAAAGCCTCATTAAATAACTGGTATAAGGTACTTGGTAATTTACAAGCCGATAAATCTTAAGATCAAACTAAACCATGGTTGAGTTGGTTAAGTGGGGCCGGGGCAAGGTTAGCAATAATCTTACCTCGGCCTTTTTTTATTTCTTTAAGTCAATAGAAGCCTGTTCCAGGGTTTTCTGTATATTCTTTCGTATCCGAGAAAAGAAATTGATGGAAGTTTTATCCCTGGGCAGTTCAAAGTAATCTATGAGATGAAGTATAGATAATTTACCATGTGATTCCTTAATTTTATCCTCGAACCATTTGGGGGGATCCAACTGAATTTGCATTACCAGATATTCATCTTGGGTAAGATGTTCCTTCATATACTTATGGAATTCAATGGATTGTTCTTCCTTAATACGTGATTCCTCGGAATCATCCAGCAATTCCTTATTATTATCAAATAGATTTTCCAATGAGGTTAACTCTTGATTAAACTCTGCCTGTTTAGTATAAGCATTCCTAAGTAATTTGCTTTTGAAGGTTTGCAGGGAAGATAAGATAGTAGCCTTTAACCTTTCTTCATCATATTTATCCTGGTATTTATTGAATACATACAAGAACTTATCCCAGAAATAAGATTGGATAATATCCTGACTAACATTAAATCTTCTAGAATCAACCCCTTTAGTTAACCTCCTTATCAGAGGTTTACAAGTTTTATACATCCGATTAAATAAATCCTGATCATAGGGTTTCAACTCAGTTAACCGATGTAATTCACTTCCGTTATTGCCTTTCATAGTAGTGGATATATTTTTACAATGCAAATATAATATAAAATAAAACAAGTTGTTGAATTTTATTAAAAAATTTCACCGGACGGGTGAATAGTCAGCTAAAAACAGGTATATTGAACTCTATTATCTAGTAGATACTATTGAAGTTATAAATGAATTCTACTTATAATATGAAACAAAATAGGGTAAAGAAAAGGTTAAATTCCTGTGATAAGTTTACCTTTTCACTGGAATTTCAGTTAGAAGTGTTAAGGTTTTTAGTACAGGGTAAGGAATCTATGCTATACATTCCTAAGATTAAGCCCGGGTATTTTACTCTGATAGAACATTCTATCATTGTAGAAGCCTTGATTAAGTTTGTAAAGAAGTATAGTAGATTACCAAGTGAAGTTCTAATAGTGGAACAGATAAAAACTCTGTTGGAAGGAAAGGATTATATAGACCTTGTAACTAAGGATGACATACCGAATATCCATAAGATAGTATCAGACTTATATGGCAAACCCCTAAAAGATACTGACATTATCTTGGAAAACATACACAAGTTCATTGCCTATATTGAATTGAAGGCTTTGAATGAAAGTATGGATTTCTCTGATTACAATTCATATGAATCATACCAAACTAAACTAACCAAGATATTGCAGAACTCCAAACCCCAGAAAAAGGATGAACCCCTGATGATGGTTAGTGGTACTGCAAAAAGACAGTTGTTAAGGAAGGTAGATCCAGATGTAATGCCTACTCCATTCTGGCAATTAAATAAATTAGGTAATGGAGATGGTTATCCTAAGAACAGTATTTTTGTATTGATAGATAAACCCAAGAGAAGGAAGACATTCGCTCTTATCAATGTAGCCAGGGGTTATCTGGCAATGAAAAGAAATGTTCTATACATAGATACTGAAAATGGAAAGAACCAATTGATGGACCGAATGGTTCAATCTACCCTTAATAAAACTAAATCAGAAATGCTCTCAGGAGATTATGATAAATTGGAACAGAGACATATGCGTAAGTATAAACGTCTTGGTGTTGAATTTATCGTAGAACGAGTAGCAGCTAAGATAGATGATTGCAATAAGATTAAGAACATTATCTTAAAGCTGGAAGCTGAAAGGGGTATCAAGGTAAATGTATTGATAGTTGACTATGCTGCAAAGTTAGCTTCAATAGAACGAGATAAAGACGACGTAGAACGCATAGATAATATCTATATCAATTTAGATAATCTTGGGGATGAGCTTGGGCTAGATGCAATATGGACTGCTCAACACGTTACCCGAGAAGGAGGTAAACATCAAGAAACTAGATATGAGGATAATGATATTGCATCGGCAGTAAATATTATCAGAAATGCCAAATGTATCATGGGACTTAATTCTACCCAAGAGGAAGAGGAACATGGTATAATGAGAATGGAAATAGTGGTTCAACGAGATGGTAAACCAAGCGGAAGAGTTATGTTTAACATGGACCCAGATAGACAACGTATGAAAGAGTTCTCTAAAGAAGCCAGAGCTAAATATGATGAATCAATAGGTAAGCATGTAGATGACCTTCTTAAGAAGAAAAAGGTAGTAAGTAATCCCAATGCGGATCCAAAGAAAAGATCACAAACCAGCGGAGACATTTAATACTTAAAAACTATGGCACGGGTAATTTCAAAATCAAAAGCTTATTTATCCGAAAGTGATAATGTAAAAATATGTCCACACTGTAAAGAAATGATATCCTATTCTTTCTTAGACTTAAAGGTAGTAGGAATTGGATTAAACCATAAAAATTATATAACATGCCCAAATTGCCAGCATGAAATAATAATTGAGTTTACTACTACAGAACATATGTAAATAACCATAAACATTACCCGGCTAAGGTCGGGTATTTTTATATTATGAGACTAAACAGCCATATCAAGGGTCAGATGCACCAATACTTTATACGTAAGTTAGGTGCCTTTGATTATCGTAAGGGGTGGATGAAATCTGCTTGTCCGTACTGTGGTAGGGAAAATAAGTTTGGTATAAACCTATCCCAAAATAGGTGCAATTGTTTTAGGTGTGGAGAACATCCATCCCCTATCAGCTTAATTATGTATCTAGAGAATACCCAAAGTTTTACTGAAGTATTACAGATACTTAATTCTGATGATTACACTGGATATGTGTTCAAGGAGGAAAAGGTAGAGATAAAGAGTCAGAAGGATTTCTTTCTCCCTGAAGGGTTCAAGAATATCAAGATGGGAGACTCTACCTTAGCTAAGTCAGCCAGGAATTACCTAAAGAAAAGAGGGTTCGATATAGATAGGTTATCATTAAAAGGCTGGGGATATTGCAATAAGGGTAAGTACCTTGGTTATATTATAATACCCTTTATAGAGCATGGCAAATTAGTTTACTTTAATGCCCGTTTATATATGGGCGCTGGCCCCAAATATAATAACCCAGAAGTAGATGTAACTGGTTTGGGAAAGAGTTTTATTATATATAATGCAGATGCTCTAGAAATGTTCCGTACCGTTTATATTTGTGAGGGGGCAATAAATGCAGAAACTATTGGGGAAAACGGAATAGCAACAGGGGGTAAGTCAATTTCAAGATATCAGGTAAACAAGTTTATCAAAAGCCCAGTAGAAAAGTTTATAATCCTGATTGACCCAGATGCTAAAGATAAGGCATTGGACCTGGCTTTCAAATTAGTACCTTTCAAAAAGGTAAAGGTGGTATTCCT